GGCGGTTTACTGAATCCAATGGCTTGCTGGTATCGTAGCTCATCTTACTGATCAACGCCTGTAGTCCTTCTTCAATATCAAGACCAGATGCTGGATTGCAGATGATTTCCATCTCAGCTAAGTCTTCAATAATAGAGGAAGCACCATCAGATGCCTGATACCTAGCAGCACCTAGCCTAGAGTCGATCAATCTGTCAAATATCTCTTCGCCTTCCTCGTAGTTTTGAATCAGTTCGACGTAATCACGGATGCCGTATCCAAGACCCTTTGCCGCTTCACCAGCGACCCATTTGCCGCTCTTCCACTCAGCCCAGTCACCAACGTCCACGCTTGGCCATTCCCTGTAGACGTAGTATGTTCCAGTCTCGTCAACCGCAACCCAGCACATGAACCAGTTCTTTGCACCAGCAGGGTCGATGATCTGATACCGTGTAATGTTCTCCGTAGGAATCTTGTCGTTGGAGATGACGTTGACCGCAGTGTTGAACTTAGGGAATTTTGTCGCCTGAGACTTCACAGGGACTCCGTAAGCACGAATGAGGATCTCCTCCCGTGTCCTGCCTTCAAGAGCCTCCTTGATACGCTCATAGCCTCCAAACGGGTTGTCCTGAGAGTGGAAATAGTGAATACTTGCGTTCCTCTTCTTTGACCTCTGGATGTATGGCACAAGCTCACCCTTGAGCAGTTCCGCAGGTCTGGATTCGACCATAGATGCCCCGTCAAGATACTCCTTAACAACCTCAGTCCAGCCATCGATTGGTGTGAACGTAAGCAGTAATTTTGCATTTCTGGTAGCTAAACGAAACCGTAAAGTATTGATCAGCTCGGGGCCTAGCAAGTATTCGTCTAAGTAAACACCTATGTTGTGCCATTTTGGATCACGGCTACCAAGTTCAGCCCCTTCTAGAATAGTCGGGTTGTTTTGATACTGAGAGTATGTCTTGAAAATAATCTGTGATCCATTGGGAAGGATTAAACTCCCATCGGTAAACCCATTCTTCTTGCTGTATGAAATGTACGCACTGGCAGATGTTTGCTTGGTCTTTAACTCCATTGGCAACCAGTCATAGATCGCGCTTTGCTGCTGACGAATTGAAACTTCTGACGTTTGAGCAAAACAAAAGATTTCCGATTTGGGATTTTCAACAGCAGCTCTGACTACACAGTAAGAACCCCATGCAGTTTTCCCTGACCTGTTACCTCCAAGTGCCACAATCTCAGTGACTTGTGACAACGCTTCTTCAGCTTTTCCCCAGTGTGGCAGATGGAATCCATAGCGGAAAGGATCTTTTTCGGCGTTCTCAATTGCCTCGTGGTAAATCCCATGCAGGCTGACTATTTCATCAGGATCCATTACCGCCACCTCTTCATCAGTGGGAGCCTTAAGAATAGCGTGTTTTCTCCAAGTTAGCATTTGGCAAACTCCCCTCTTAACTCTTTGGCTTTTTGCAGATAAGCTGCCGATGCTTCTTCTTTAGATTTGAATCTTCCAACCTTCACTGATTTTCTATTAACCATCATTTGAGCGCGCCACATCCCAGTGCATTTGCAAAATGTAACACCTTTCATGCCTGATGTGTTGTTTTTGTTTTTCCCTCGATTAAACATGTTTTCAGACCTGCTGGCGTGACGCAAATTGCAGATCCTGTTGTCAGACTTGTCTTCGTTGATGTGATCAATATCAAGTAAAGGCCATTCGCCATTCGACATTGCCCATGCTAGCCTGTGAGCAGAGAAATGAAAGCCATTGATCCATATTGATATGTAGCCCCGCTTGTTTGCATTTCCAGCGATCTCTCCAACAAGTTTGCTTCTGACAGGATTCATTACCCAAGTAAACAACCCTGTGTCTGGATTGTAGCTCAAGTAATTAAATAATTGTTTGACATCCCAAGACTGTTCTGGTTTTATTTTTTCAGCACGTTTCATATTCATGTATGTTTGGTGTTAGGGTGTCTCTAGACTGTACATCTAGGCGACACCCGTTTCTTACAGTTGAGTGAAAAGATGTCAACTTTTTATTCGATTATTTCGGCTTCAATAGCCTGATCCTTGATTTTATTAGCAATTCTAGCCTTGGCCTGTGCAATCATAATGGCTGCATCCTCGATAGACGCTCCCTTGCGATGTTCGATAACCACACCCGCCATGCCAGCAAGCTGAGTAGCTTTATCAGTCATAATGCCGACCGTTAACGCCAATCTGTCAGGGGAGATATTCTTTAGTTGCTCTGGATCGTCGGCAAGTTGTTCTGCTTTCTGGAACAGCAAGTCAGTATATTCCTCCGCAGCAATTGCGTACTTGCGCGAAAAGTCCTTTCGCTTAGTTTCCAGCGTGTCCTCGTGCCTCCATTCAAGCTCTCTGACGGTCTTCCTATCGATCCCGGTGTCCTTTGCTATGGCAGAGTAGCTTTTACCCTGTGCAAGCCCCCAGAGGGCCTTTGCAGCCCCTTGTGGGTTCCAGTACTCAACCCTCTTGCGGTCACCATGCGCCTTGGCTCTCTCAAGGACTTCTTGGAACCATTCGGAAGGTTGAGACTCGATCTCTTTTGCAATTGCATTACTCATTAGAGGCACAGTATGCTGACTATTTCATTTTGGCAACACTAGAAATTGATTCAGGTGATGTTTTCACTTTAACGGTGGATTTGCTTTTTTTGATCGGCTTCTCTAATGGCGTTTCTGAATACGGTTGGTATTCACTTGGGTTTCCACTGCCAAACTCTTCGGCTGGATGGCTTTTTGTTCTGGCCGTTTCAGGATGCATGGTGAGCGGCTTACCGCTTGCCTTTAAGTCTCCAGCCATCAATCGATCTAAATTGATTCCAGTAACCATCAGTGGTTGCGCTCCAAGTCTACCTCCAACTTTCTTTCCAGCAAATGCTCTTGGATCAGTGGTTAGATCAGCAACATTGTGCATTTCTGAAAGGGTAGCACGTTTAGAAAATTTGATTCTCCACGGATACGCTGTGTTCAGTTCGGGTTTATAATCTGGGGCGGACCCATCATATTCAGCAATAGCATATAAATCTCCAAGTTCTGATTTGTGGAATTCTGGTTGACGATATTCTTTTGCTGCCGATTCCAAGTCTAACCCATGCTTTACCAATGTCTTGTATGAAACAGGAAGTGTCTTTGCAGTCAATTTATTATAAAACATTGGAGCAGCCGCCCACGGTATTTTATCAAAATATTCAGCAAGATCGTTGGCGTTTTTAATTTTGGAGGCAACTTCTTTCCATGCTGGTTTGACACTCTTAGCGTCTGACTCCGCAATTCTGCCCATCGCCTTCTGGATGTGGCTTGATACTTCTTGTTCACTAAGAACATTAGAATCAACCAAGCTTTTCCATTTTTCACCATATGCTTTTCTAGCATCAAGAGAATTTAGATGGTTCGCAGGTCCAAGAGAAGCCAGCCCGATCAATGGTTTGCCATCTTTTTTCCACCTAGTAACAAATGCATCAGCAGCATCTTTTGCGGTAAATGCCCACCCATCATTATCCAAATATCCCGGCCCTCCTTTGAATTTTGCTGTATGCTCACCATGCTTAATATCCTTAACGATAGATAAATCTGACGTTAAAACTTGGACTCTTTTGCCAGCAAACGATGCAAGCTTCTCAATTGGTTCTGGAAGAAATCTAGTTTGGCTCTTAGAAATAGCAGGGACACTATCAGGCATGGAAATTTGCTGCTTGGTCGACTCCGGCATATAGCGTGATGTAGCTTGCGGAACCATTGATGTTGGCGCACTTCTAATTGTTGATTCTGGTGTTGCCAAGTTCTCTCTAAATCTCTGGCCATTTGGCAAGTGATTCTCAAAGAAATCCTTCATTGCTGGGTTCTCAATAATATTCCCACTGCGGTCTACGATTGGTGCTTCTGGCATCAAGTTAACCTTTAGCGAGTAGTAGTTGTTCGGATCGAAGCTCAGATTTACGCTGGAATTGGTTCTTGTGGCACTCTTGACATCGTCTAGCGAGAATGTTCGATAAACGTGATCAGGACGACCCATGCCAATTTCTGAGAGCAATGGATTGTAAGCACGTTGCTTGGCAGTCATTTCTCCATACGTCGAAGCTACAAGACTTTTCCGCTTCAATGCTTGAGATTCTCCGTACTTCTGCTCGAAATAAGCATCTGGCGATTGGTTCTTGATGTGATACTTACTAGCCTCGTATGAATCCGCTCTGATTTGCTTCTCAGTGTATCCAAGGTCTTTGGCTGGCTTACTGCTTGCTACCTTTTTGATATTCTGATCCCAAAGATTCACATCGAGGGCCGTAATCAACACGTTGCCCTTCTTGTTTGTCCTAACCCCAACAGGCTTGATGTGATGGAATGTTTCACCTACCGCTGACTGGGTAGTTCTGCCTTGCTCTGCTGGACGATAATGGAACAGGAACGTAGACGTTGAACTTGGGTTCATCTCTCCCACAAGCATTGGGAATGTCCCAAGATGGTCTGGGTGAATGGCCCCGCTATCAATGATTGCTTTTGTCTGCAATGCCGTGGGAACCCCGTCACGTCCCCTCACTGTAGATGGATCAAGCGCACCTTCTGGAACCTCAAGGCCAGCAGCACGGGAATCTCTATTTACCTTCTCGATAGCGGACGTTCCATTGTTAATTCCTTCTCTGGTTGACTTGGTTGCCCGTGGTTGACGCATTGCAGCACCTTCCTGAGCGACACTCACAACAGGTTTTGATACACCAGCAGTTTCGCGGTATAGCTTGCGAACCATCGCCTGAACATCTTTTGACTGGGTGAATCCCTCGCTCAATAACCCACTACCCTTCACGAGTCTGCCAGAAGAATCAATTGCACCGCCAGTCTTAATGTGAATGTTCTTAATGATCGGAACCTGATTTACAAGGCTTGAGAAGTGAGATTTTACTGTGCGACTCAACTGACTTTCTTGTGCTCTTTTGGTGAACTCACCTGATTTGATGTCGCTTTTCAATACTTCCGCAGCCTTATCGGTATAAAACTCAATAGCTAGATCATGAACGCCAAGCTCTGGTTGTCCAAGTGCCTTGATGCGCTTGTTGTACTCGTTACTAAATTTGACAAACTCAGGATCAAGAGATCCATCTTTAGTGAAAATCTCACCACCACGAGTTTTATTACCAACCATGTGAGCCAAAATAGCCTCGTCTAGTTGAAATTCGTTTTGAAGGACGTGCTTTAACTCATGTAAGGCAATAACCCCAGCGTGTTCTCTTGGAGCGTTGACGTTGAAAGTTGCGGTGTTTCCTGATTGGTAACTTGGGCCTTCCGTGACAAATTTAATTTGAGCATTTGGATAAGCTCCAGAAAATGACGAAATCAGATCCTTAGTCGATGGGTCAACTTTAGCATTGTAAATATCATACTGCTCTGGGTCAGCATTTTTTAGCCTTTCATTGAAGTTAGCTCTGTCTCCAGCTTTCACAGCATTGAAGTCACGCGCCCCACCAACTGTTGCTGCTTTGAAGACTCCATGCACCCCACCAAACACTAATGC